CTACCAAAAATTGAAATCAAAGAAGATTAATTCAGAGGGGGCAACCCCTCTTTTTTTGTTAATGTTTTGAAACCTAAATAATGTTACAGGAGGTTAAGACAAATGTTACATTTATTAGGTAGAGGAATAATGCCAGAATGGGATGATGAGAAGCATGACAGAGATGAGGTCTTTGCTTTTCTGTGTTATCGTGGAACTCATTATGCAAAAACTGTTTACATAGATTTCAGTATGGAGGGTCCTTCTTGGTTTCTAAATAATCCTAGAAAAGATGATCCTAAAATTAATACCTAACACACATCCAATACTACACGAAAGAGTCAAATCTTGTAGTGATGACTTAGACCGTCGTGAAATGTCTCGTATTCTGAGAGAGAATATGTTTCATTACAAAGGGATTGGTTTGTCTGCAAATCAAATCGGTATTAATGAAAGAGTGTTTATAATGATGTTAAATATCGAAACAGAGGAAACAATTACTTGTTTTAATCCTCGTATTGTCAAAAGATATGAGGATGATGTTTGGTTTGAAGAAGGGTGCTTATCATTTCCTGATGAAATTATAAACATTCAAAGACCAAATCGAGTTGTTGTAAAATACGAAGATGAAGATAAAAAAGACCATAAAATAAAATTAGATGGTCTTGCTGCAAGAGTATTTCTACACGAGTACGATCATTTACAAGGAATTGTTTTTACTGAAAGACAATAAATAATCAAAAAGATAATGACTAGTTCGGCATTCGGAAAACAAATAGCAAATAGAAACTTTCTATCAGGAGTAGGGTTCAAATTTAATTTGACTAAGTTCCCAAAGGTTGACTTTTTCTCAAATTCTGCTAGAATACCAGAGTTAAGCCTTGAACTAGCACAACAAGCATCATATTTAAAAAATATTGCTATACCAGGTGAGAGATTAACTTTTGGTGATTTTACTCTTCGTTTTCTCGTTGATGAAAATATGGAGAATTACCTTTCAGTTTACAATTGGTTAACAGGTCTAGGATTTCCAGAAACTACAAAAGAGTTTGCTGATTTAATTAAAGATAAAGATGGACAAAGAGATCCAAAAGAAGCATTTTGTGATGGAACTCTTAGAATACTAAACAGCAATTACCGTGAAGTAGCAAAGGTTAAATTTAAAGATTTATTTCCAATATCTTTATCATCACTTGACTTTGATGCAACAAATACCGATGTCCAATACTTTACAGCAGAGGCAACATTTAAATATACAATATACGATTTAGTAAGTAGCACTACATGAATCTTGAACAAATTCAGGAGATGTGGGAGAAAGACTCCAAGATCGATCCTGATAATTTACATGATGAATCACTAAAAATACCTCAACTTCACTCAAAGTATTATACACTTTATAATACAATTACTTTGATGAGAGAAAAGGCAAGAACTCAATATAGTAAAGTTAGATTAGAAAGATATAATTATTATACTGGTAAAGCAACCGCAGAGGTTTATGCAGAGGAACCATTTCCATATAAGGTTCGTGAAAAAGACGCTATTCAAAGACATCTTGAAGCTGATGATAAGATGAATAAGATTGATATGAAAATTAAATATTATGACATTATGCTTAAATTTTTAGAAGAAGTTATAAGAGTAGTATCTAATCGAACATATCAGATTAAAAATGCAATTGAATGGAATAAGTTTCAAGCAGGTTTTAATTAATGTTAATTTGGGAATCTCATATAGAAATGCCATCCTATCTACAAGATAGGTTAATTAAATCTTTTGATCATCATAGTCGTTTTTGGAATACTAGAAATGAATTGTTTGTTTCAGAATCTGATGATAAATATATCGCTCCAATAACAACGTATAATAATCTACATCATTTTTCTAAGGTTGAAGGTTTAATGGATTTTTACGCTGATATTATACAGAAAATGATGAAAGAGATTGGAATGTATAGAAGATGTAAATATGGATTTGAATTATGGGCACAATATTACAATAATAAAACATACGGACATGAACCGCACGATCATTTTATTGGTAGCGAAATAATTAGTTTTAATCATATAATAAAACCATCAAAAAATAAATGTTTTTACTTTATGAATGATGAACAAGAAAAAAATTATTATGGTAAACAGGACTCTGGACATTTTTATGCCTGGCCACCTTGGAGAATTCACGGTGTAGATAGAGTTGAGGAAGAGAATAATAACAGATTAGTAGTTGCAGGAAATATCTCTCTATTTGAGTACAACACTCTAGATGGAAAGACTTTAGTTAATAAATAACTTAGTAGATTTACTAATACAATGAAGCCAACTCCAAGAGAAACAAAAAAGATTCACGAGAATTACGAGAAAGTAAAGCAACATCTGATTAATGAGAAGTATGCAGTTGATGCTGATTCTGCAGATAAAATTATCTCAGGTATGAGTCAGGATTGGTTTGATACAATAGTCGAATGAAAACTTTTCAACAATTTATGGAGGATCAATCTAAGAATCCATTCATAAATCAAGATACTGGAAAACAAACAGTAGGTCCGTTTGACTATGGACATAATCCACCAATCCATAAACTGAAAAGTGGAAACAGATATCCAAATAATATATTGGATAAAACTGGTTCTGAAGAATTAAAGAATTACTATCAAGAACCAGAGGTTATAAAATTTTTTAAAGATAATAATAATCAAATAAAATCTAGATCTGAAGGACCTGGCGGTTTAAGTAAATTTAAATATTTTAGCAATCCAAACGTAAAGTAAGTTTATAAAACACAGCTAAATAATTGATATTGATCGATGTTATGTCGCATTTGATAATATCAAAAAAGAATGAAGTGCATCTTCAGATTGAGTCTGATATGCACGTTTATTATGAGTTAGCAGACTATTTCACCTTTGAAGTACCAGGTGCAAAGTTCATGCCAACTTATAAGAATAAGTATTGGGACGGAAAGATAAGGTTATTTAATATTCAGAACAATCAGATATATGTTGGACTTTTAGATAAGATTGTACAGTTTTGTAAAGACCACGAATACACATATGAATTTATAGAGAGTAAGTTCTATGGTTTACCATTTGAAGTAAATGATGGTATATGTGAGGAGGGTGTGAAAGACTATATGAACGCTGTAAGTAAATATAAACCTAGAGATTATCAGATACAGGGAGTACACGACGCTTTAAAATACAATCGTAGGTTATTGATATCTCCAACTGCTTCAGGAAAGTCGCTGATGATATACGGGATTGTGAGATATTACGTTGAAAGAAATTAAGTATTCTGATTGTTGTTCCAACGACTTCCCTTGTAGAACAAATGTATAAAGACTTTGCGGACTATGGTTGGGATGTTGGATCATACTGTCATAAAATATATGCTGGAAAAGAAAGAGAGACTGACTCTCAAGTTATTATCACAACTTGGCAATCTATCTATAAACTCCCTCGTAAGTATTTTGAGAGATTTTCTGTGGTGGTAGGTGATGAAGCACATCAATTTAAATCAAAGTCATTAATATCTATCATGACAAAACTTGGAAATGCAAAGTATCGTTATGGTTTTACAGGTACTCTTGATGGAACTCAAACACATAAGTGGGTTCTAGAAGGTCTCTTTGGTCCTTCTTATAAAATTATTAAAACAGACGAGCTCATGAAGAAAGGTCATGTAGCGACGTTAGATATTAACGTGCTTCTATTGAAACACCCACCGAATAAATTTGAGACATTTGAGGATGAGATACAATATATCATTACTCATAATCGAAGAAACAACTTTATAAGAAATCTTGCATTAGATCTAAAAGGTAATACATTAATTTTATTTGCAAGAGTTGAAGGTCATGGAGAACCTTTATTCAATCTGATAAATAATAATAGTATTATTAGTCGTCATGTGTTTTTTGTTCATGGTGGTGTTGCCACGGAGGACAGGGAGAGAGTCAGAGAGATCACTGAAAGTGAGAATAATGCGATTATCGTTGCATCCTACGGGACTTTTTCCACTGGTATCAACATCAAGAACTTACATAATATAATTTTTGCATCTCCCTCAAAGTCAAGAATACGTAACCTTCAATCAATAGGTCGTGTTCTTCGCAAAGGAAGTAATAAATCAAAAGCAACTCTATATGATATTGCTGATGATATCTCAACAGACAGAGGCAACAATTACACGTTAAATCACCTGATGGAAAGAGTCAAAATTTATAATGAGGAAAAATTTCAGTATGAGATCATAGACGTCAAAGTAAAAACTTATGATTAATTACGCAAAACACGACGAAGAATTTCACGGTATATTCAAACTGGTTAGTGGGGAAGAAGTCCTTGCTAAG